AAGGCCTCTACCCTAAGACTGATGGTGGATGTGAGCCAAGTGAGTTGGAGCCTAATAAACCAGAAACATCGATGGATATCCGTACAAATTTGACTGACATAGATATTAAGGACTATATTGTTTGCAGATACGCTATGTACCAACATCCTTATCTATCTAATTTGTTAATGAGATACCGATACTACAGAGATAATTGCGACAAAGCACCTGTTATACCAGAGGAACAATTAGCCATTCTAGAGAACAACGACCTCATCATATATACTGATGCTCTTATACATAAGCCCACAGTACATGTCGTTACCCGGGAACTGACCCCTAGATTAGAGCAAGCTCGCAAAAATTTTCGCTGCACCACAGATAAACGATTAAGCCCTGCTGAAATGAATTATTATTTTGGCCGAACGATGCTAAATGTAGTAATGACTCAATTGTCGAACTTCGATAAATATTACGTAAATGACCGAAACATACAATTTACTGCACATGAGATAATCTGCCAGTTTTTAATGAACTCGCATCGACGATTACCACATATGAATTTGGTCAACGCTATTACCCCCGAAGATATTGAGTTTACACGAATGAGTATTCTTCCTAAAGAACACTTTGTTCGACTTCCATTTACTGGGAAGGTTGTAGAGTTTTCATGGAAAATTGAATCATGGGTAAACAAATTGTTATTTGATAGTGCTTTACATGTTTACCTTTTTCAAATCCCCTCTGCAGAACCAGTTCCCGTGACCGAGTCGTCATACCTTTAGAGGTAGACGGCTCCATCACAAGCTCCCGAGTTGTATCTGAGGAAAGAACTTTCCAGATAGTGACGCATAACACTTCGAGTGTGTGCGACACGGAAAATTTTGACTGGCTTCGTACAGTAAAAACTAAGAAAGTCAAAATGCCTTTTTATAAATATCAGCTAGATTTCCCAACTCGTTTTCACAAAATGTTCCCAATACAAACCGATAGTCACGGCTGTTTTGTTCATCCGTTCATACGAATAACAGACAATGTATCACGAACACGACCATATGCAGTAAGTTTACCTGGTGGCACTTTAGACACACCGATATGTACGAACCCTGATTCAGTGGTTAATGTATTATGTGCCTATTTCAAACGAATTACACCTGAAATGCCACTTCCTGATTTAGGGAAGTTGAGCAGGCTGAAGATTTTCGTAGCTGATTGGATAGCCAAAAATCTTGTGCCACTACCACAACGACAGAATGATGAGAGACAATATTTTGAGGCCTGGTTGGCTCAAAATAAGACATACAATAATGCGAAAAAGATAAGAATGCAAATTATTTATGACACACTATATCCGTTAGGGGGTGTGAGAAGTAATCTTGAAGAGAAGGATTATTACATAAAGAGTTTTATTAAACGAGAATTCTATGAAGTTATCAAAGTTTGCAGAATGATTAATTCGCGTTCTGACAGATTTAAGATGAGAGTAGCACCTTACATACATGAAATTGAAGAGCAAGTATATAAGATAAATTACTTCATAAAACATAAGCAGGTAACATTGCTACCTCACGATTTGGTGAAATTAAAAGAAAACCGATGGATACTCGAGACAGACTATACATCATTTGAATCCAGTTTTTCCCCCCAATATACAGACGTTGTTGAATGTGCGTTATGGCGCTACATGTTACAAAACAATAGGGAGGCTTTGAAGGATATCATGCGGGTATATTACCAAACACGCGTTATAGGCGGAAAGGTTAGAATTCGACCAAGAATAGAGCAACTCTTTGGGCAGAAATATCATGCTAAAGTGGTCGGATCTAGAATGTCAGGAGAGATGTGGACGTCGTTAGCCAACGGATTCAGCAATTTAATGAATATATTGTTCTTTGCTGACGAGAAAAATTTGAAAATCCACGGTTATGTAGATGGTGACGACGGTATTTTCTGTATGGACCAGCCTCTGATTGAAGAGAAACAATTCACCGAGTTGGGATTCAAAATAAAAATGAACTACGGACAAAATTTATCACATACCTCATTTTGCGGCAATATTTTCGACACCGACGAATTATTGCAGCTCGTACCCCCTGAACAGATTGCACGGCTTTCATGGACATGTTCATCCCACTATCTTAGTTGCGGCAAGAGAGTGAAGGAAGCGTTATTGAGAAGTAAAGCTCAATCTTTGTATTGCTTAGGTAAACACACACCGATAGCAGGCAAGCTTGCATTGAAGATGATTCATTTGTTAGGACCAGGTAGGACAGTGATGGAGGATCAGAATGTATGGTGGGAAACACAAGTAATGGCACTTGAACCCAACAAAAATTTTTTACCCGTCCAAATCACCGCTAAAAGTCGCGAACTTTATTTCGAGAGGTTCCACATTAGCATAGAAGATCAGGTCCGAATCGAACTTCAGATAGAAAACGCAACTACATTAGAACAATTATTCATTGAGTATCAGTTTATGACGGTTGCTATTCCGAGCGTTTTGTTGTGCTCGACCTATTACTAATGCGTTTTCTGAACCAATCGACCCCATGGGAGGGGGGCTGATTGGTAATGTCCTGCCCTCCAAGATAGCTGTTGACGTCACAGTTATTTTATATATTTTATAAAACAATTACTGTTTGTTTATACTTTCATAAAAGTAAAATTCGAAAATGTCTAAAACTAAAAGTAAAGGTAAAGGCAGAGGCCAAAAGCAAGTTAAAAAGCAACCAATTGGTAAGAGAGGTAAAAAGGGCTCTACCAATAGAAATCCATATAAAAACAAAAAGAATCGCGATTTGCAGGGAGGAACTTTTCCCACGATAATGCAGCCTAGAAAGATGGGCAATGTATTTTCTACATATACTCGCATTGACAGAGATTCTGTATCTTTTTGTGTACGTGTATCACCAACTTTATGTGGATTAGGCACTGTTGTATGTCCAGTGCACCCCCTATTTTATCCAGGTCGTATTTTTAATACAATTATAAATAGCTCTGAGTTTTGTATCCAGATGTGTCGTATGCACTATGTTCCCATAGTGGGTACTGATGAAGGGGGAAATATCACTATTACAGATCAAGCACATTGCATAGATGTTAGTCAAAATAGTGTAACATATTTGGAAACGTTATCACAGTTGGGTGCAGATATTTCACCAACTTGGGCACCAACCCACTATTCGTTTCGAAACAATGATCATGCGTGGTATCCCACAAATCCGTTGACCGTGGACAATATACCTGGAAATATTTTTACAGGAGTCATTAGTCCTGAGGGGAACCATGCGTTGAACTTTTATGGTAATTTATTCTTGGAAATGAGTATTAAACTTCGTGGCCAATCTAATCAAAATCAAATTACCGCTATTGGATATTCGCAAGTTGTGACAACTGCTGGAGCAGGCGTTTCTATGCCTGTGGCGACTACTGGAACAACTAAACTTATTGTTTCATCTTCTACAGCAACAAATGTTGATTGCGGAGAATTTATTGTAATCCCACCTATTTTAGGAGGGGGAGTAGCACAGACATCGATATTTCCACATAATGGAGAAAATATAAATTTTGCTTCTGTACCTGACCAAGGATCTTTCAGTGGAATGTGTTTCATGTGTAATTAGAACTAGGCATATGTCATGTTGAATTGCTTGCTTCTTTGTTGTGATATGGTGTTGGTCATCCTGATGGGGTGGACAACAACAAGTTTGTTATACGTAACTATGGCATTTGAGTTGTAAAACAATGTGAGTCGAGATCACAGTTTTGCAATATACACCATGGTGGACACTCGAGCGTAAGGATCTTTCCTTGTATAACACACACTTCATGACTTAGGAGTTAGACCCACTCTTCAACCATACCTGGCAGTATGCATATAAACCAGATACTTAGATATTGGCAAAAGGAAATTCTTTTTTATCTTTTTATTTTGACTGGACTGTCTTAAACGTCCCTTCTCACCACTGAGAAGTAAAGTCAAGGGGCTTCATTTAGTTAGATTACTTCTGCAGAGGGGTAATGTAACAGTTAATCTAATAAACGAGCGACACTGCTCACACTAGATGCTTATCGTAATCAGTTGTTCATCTATGAAATGCAAATGAGGTGGTAAGCAAGGTGGC